AGAGAAGCCCGGAGCTGTGCGATCTGCTCCTTGCTATGTGTCCGGGCATTCCGGGCGTAGGGCACCAGTTTATCAATAGGTACCTGTTCTAATTTCTGTGTGTTCATTTACATATTCCTCCTGCTTCGAAGCAGCTGCTCCATCACGCTGTCCTGCGGACTACCTTCAAATGGCTCGGTGCAGTTTTGCTTCACAATGTCGTAAATCTCATACCAGAGCAGGTTGGCCTGCTTCTGAAAATTCATCAAAAGCTGTGTGAATGGGCTCGCAATTGCAGCGCCGGTGGTCGGGTGCTTTCCGAGCATGCCGTATTTGCTGACAGCTTCGGAGCACTGGATATACCGGGCAAAGGCCTCAGAGTAGCTTTCAAGCAGGCGCTTGTTTACCAGCCTCTCGCAGCCGCGCTCCTTGAGCCACAGCCATGTTTCCTTATAGATTTCATCTGCACCGAGGGGCTTACCGTCCTTCTGAAGAGCAGAGAGGTAATCATCCGGGCTTGGCATATCCATGCCTTCCAGCTCCACGCCGTCACCGATGTCGTCAACATCGAAGTCGGTCATGTCGTCAGTGAAGTCCGGCAGCTCCATACGCTTTGCAGGTGCGCCTTTCATAATTTTGTCGGCGAGGGCGTCCGGCTTGGAGCCAGCTTTGACACGCCGCCCGCCGCGATAGGTTCCGTCTTTCGCCATGTCGATCACTTCCATTTCTGTGGTGCAGGGTTTAATACCCTGTTTGAATTGCAATTTTTGCGTAAAAGACCCCGCGCCGTTTTCCGGGGAAAAGGGTCGTAGAGATTTTGACCGCCCTACCGGTCGCCGCGCTCGCGGTGAATCTTCTCGTGACACGAACGACAAAGACTCATGAGGTTGGACTCGTCATTCGATCCTCCCTCAGCAAGCGGCACGATGTGGTGGACTTCCTCGACCGCGACGTAGCGTCCTTCCTTTAAGCACTGTTCACAAAGCGGGTGCTTGTGGACGTAGCGGTCACGGATTCGTTTCCAAGCTCTGCCGTAGCGTTTGCCGGGAGAGTAGCCGCGCTGGAACTTCTCATAGTGCTGTTCCATAACCTTGGCGTGCTCCTCACAATAAACGCCGTCCGTCAGGTGTGGGCATCCGGGATAGCGGCACGGTCGTTGTGGTTTTCTTGGCATAAGCCGTGCCTCCTTTCAGGGCATAAAGAAAGCCCTGCAGGATGATCCCGCAAGGCTCGTGGGCTGCGCGTGCAGCTGTATCTTTATTCTTTTCGCTGATTATATACTACCATATTGGGCGGGTGGACATCTTAGGACAAAGCAGGACATTTCGGGCGCATTTCAAATTACAATCGGATCATCCGGGAGCGTCACATGAAGTAGCGCCTTGCCGTGCCAGCGACGAATGGTGCGGGCGTCTGCACAAAGCTCCATCCCGATCTGCTCCCATGTATAGTTATGGATGTAGCGGTACTTTAATACCATGCGTTCGTCGGTATCCGGAACGGCCTCAATGACCTCCCGTATCTGTTTCTTAAGGTCAGAGAGCAATTCCAGCTCACTGGCGATTTTCTTTTCCAGTGCCCAGAGCTTTTCAAGCGTCCGGACAAAGGGTGCTTCTGTATTCCGCGATGTCTGCACGCGGTCTTTATCATATTGGATAGCCGACACGCTGCCTGCCATCTCTCGCAGGTTTTGTGCTTCCATTGTGTCGGACTTGATTCTCTGATCAAGGCGGTAGGCCTGATGCAGATATTCTTTTATGGTCATAGGCTTTTTGCCTCCTCTCGTAGTTTTTGTATGAGATACTCGCCGTCTACACTCGTTAAGGCCTTGTACCAGCCGGAGCGGAAGAAGCGCTCACACTCCATTGCATCCGACATGGCGGCCTGATTACTGGGCTTCTTTTTCAGGCGCTTTAGTGCGTCCCGGTAATCCTTCACGGCCTGCAACACGATGGCATTGGCGAGATTTTCATAAGGATCAGTCATCACACCACCTCAAGGTCGGCCTTGACCGCGTCAATCAGCGCGGACTGCGTCATTTCCTTTTTGGATAGCGCCTTTACGATCCTCTCGTCGATAGTGCCCTTGGTGATGATGTGCTGGATCACCACAGTATGGGATTCTTGGCCTTGCCGCCAGAGACGGGCGTTCGTCTGCTGATAGAGCTCCAGCGACCATGTGAGACCGAACCACACAAGGGTGGAGCCTCCGGCCTGAAGGTTTAAGCCGTGACCGGCAGAGGCCGGATGGATGACTGCTACAGGAATCTTTCCCGCATTCCAGTCAGCAATATCGCGGCTGGTCTTGATCTCCCGGACATTGAAGCGGTTCTTGATGCGGCTAAGGTCGTGCCGGAACCAGTAGGCCACCAGAAGCGGTTTTTCATTGGCGGCCTCGATGATATCCTCCAAAGCGTCCAGCTTCCTATCATGAAACTCAATGACCTCGCCGGTATCGGCATAGATGGCACCGTTTGCCAGCTGGGAGAGCTTGCCCGTCAGCGATGCGGCATTGGCAGCGGTCACTTCGCCGTCAGGGAGCTGTAAGATGAGCTCCTGCTTCAAATCCTCATAGCGGCTACGTTCAGAATCGGATAATTGGACTTCATATTCCGTCGATACCAGCTCCGGCATTTTCAGATGATCGGTGGATTTCATGGAAATCGTAATATCCGAAATCCTCCGGTAAATGGCGTCCTCCGCATAGGGCAGCGGCTTATAGGAGTAGATGATCTCGCCGTTACGCTTGTCCGGCATGAAGTAATTCGTCCGGTACTGCGTGATAAAGCGTCCGAGGCGCTCACCCATATCTAGAACCTTAAACTCTGCCCACAGATCCATAAGACCGTTGGAAGAAGGCGTGCCGGTAAGCCCGATAATGCGATGGAGCTTCGGTCTCACTTTCATCAGGGACTTGAAGCGCTTAGCCTTGTGGTTTTTGAAGGATGAGAGCTCGTCGATGATCACCATATCGAAGTCGAAGGGAAAACCGGACTCGTCAATGAGCCACTGCAGGTTCTCGCGGTTGATGATCGTGATATCCGCTTGCTGCATAAGGGCTGCCTTCCGTTCCTTTGGCGTCCCGACTGCGACCGCATAGGTCAGACCGCTAAGGTGCTCCCATTTCTGGATCTCCGCTGGCCATGTGTCGCGGGCGACTCGTAAGGGCGCGACCACCAGAACGCGGTGGACTTCAAAGCTGTCAAACAAGAGGTCGTTTACTGCCGTCAGGCTGATGATCGTCTTGCCGAGTCCCATATCCAGCAGGACTGCGGCCACAGGGTGCTTTTCGATATAGCGGATGGCATAGTCCTGATAATCATGTGGATTGAAGTTCATCGATCATCCCTCCAATCTGCTCCGGATCGTCAATGACATAGACCGGAAAACCCAGCTCCCGCAGCAGCCTGTGGCGTGAGAGCTGGAGCGGGCGTGGCTTTTTGCCGGGTGCCTTCAGCTCTGCGAAACCGATATGGCCGTCAGGGAGTAAGATCAGGCGGTCGGGCATTCCTGCAAAAGAGGGACACACCAGTTTAAGCGCGATCCCGCCACGCTTTTTAACCGCCGTTGTTAACTTGTTTTCTATCTGTTTTTCTATCATTGCAAACCTCCGTCAGGCGTGAATTTCAGGGAATGTGCAAGGTGTATCAATGGTGTTTACTGAACTTTTTCTTAGAGCTATTTTTTAAGGCCTAAGAGAGTTTTTATATAAGACCTTGATACACCTTGTCATAAGTCCCGATTACTGCAGAAAATCTTCCTCAGCGCCGTTATCCTCACGAATCTTTAAGCCCTTGAAATAGCGCTTCCGATTCAGTGTCAGCCGCTCAAATCCGGCCTTCTCCAGCGCAAAGTAAAAATCTGCCGTACTTCGCACATACTCATTGCAGTCCAGCGAGTAGTTGCGGTACGCCTGATAGAGAGCCGAGGAGCTTTCCTTAAAGGACTCATCCACCTCGCACTTCTCATCCAGAAAATGTCCGAACCAGTCGTTCTGGCTGCGATATTCCTCGATTGCCTTCGTCACGCAGTCCGGTACCGGGATCTGGTAACCGAGCTCGATGACCTTCTTGGCACCCTCAATCACCCACGCCAGAATGCTTTCACCGGCATTCTCATACAGGTACTCACCGTAATTCTTGATGTCGGCTTTGCCCTCGATCTTGGCATTGAACGGGATCACGATGAGCCTGCGCCAGATACCGTCATCGGAGGCGGAGACGCGAGGCAGGTGATTCGTATACAGCACCAGCGTGTGGCAGGGCTTGAAGGAAAACGGGTCTTTATACTTTTTCTCCGCAAACACGTCATCCGTGGAGCAGAGCTGCTTGACGGTAGAATCGTTGAGCCTCGCGCCTTCCTGCATTTCCGCAGCGATCAGCAGGCGCTTGCCTTTGACCTCCGCCATTTCCGGTTTGATGTTCCTGCGGCAGCCGACGGTCAGGGTGTCTGCGGAGATATTTCCGCTGTAGAGTCCCAACACGCGGGAGACGGCATTCCAGAAGGTGGACTTGCCGTTGCGCCCATCGCCGTATGCGATAATGAGCGCCTCCACATAGACCTTGCCGATGACGGCCAGACCGCAAATCATCTGCACATAGTCAATAAGCTGCTGATCCTTCTGGAAAATCAGATCCAGATTGTCCTGCCAAAGCTGCGCTCCCTTACTGCCGGGCGAGACCGATGTAATCTTCGTAATAAAATCATCTGCTGAGTGCTCGCGGGCACCGGCCATACCTTTGCGAAGGTCGTAGGTTGCCTCCGGTGTGCAGAGTAGGAAGCAGTCCGCGTCCAAATCCCTCGGAGAGATTTCCAGCATCGGGTGTGACTCCTTGAGGGTCGATGTGATGTTTTTGGAATCGCGCCTACGGATGGCAAAGCTCTGGTAGGCCTTGGCAGCAAGGAACTCCTGATAGGCCTTCATCTGCTCGTCGTTCATCAGCTGTTCGGCCTTTGCCTTAGAGGTGTTATCAATAATTTCCTGTGCTCCGCAGTTCTTGAGCTTTTGCAGCGCCTCGCACATAAGGCGACTGGATTCATTCAGCTGTCTGCGGGTCAGCTCATGGGCGACGGCCTGAGCGCCGGGCTCCGTTTCCTGCCAATAGTGATCGCTGTAGCGGATGAAGTGGGTGGCCGGTGAGTAGCGCAGCTCGTTTGCAAAATATTTCGAGAGCACCTCGGCCTGCCCGACGTCGGAAAAGTCCTCCGGCATATAGCTGTTCTCATCGTTGTAGACCTCCGGAGGGACATACCCGTCCTCACGGCTGATCTTGGAATAGAAGCGCTGGGCGCTGTGCCAGATGGTTGTAAGCTCGTTGTTATCGAGAGGCGGCACGCAGGTCGCGGCCTTTTCCAGAAAGCTCTGGTAGGCTTTCTCCGTGTCGCCGTATTTCTTGATGACGATACCGGCAAAGCGGGACAGGGTGGCGTTGCGGCTGCCTTCCGGAATCGTGGCGTCCTTTTCATGCCCGCCGGGCAGGCCTGCATCAAACTCGTCATCATTCAAAAATTCCGTGAGATTCATGCGACCGGGATAGAGCTCCACATTCGGCTCCAGTGTCCCGAAGAAGAAGCGTGCCGCATCCAGCGCATTCGTATCGAAATACGGGAAGATGGAATTGACCAGCTTCTTCATGTCGCTGTAAAGGGTAGCGTCTGTTACGCGCTCAATGGGAAAGAGCACATGGAACTTTGGCCTTGCAGGCTTGCCGTTTTTCTCGCGCTGGTTGAAACGGCTGTAGTGAATAGCAATGCTGACGCCGGGAAAGGCCTCCAGCACATCTGCCGGTGTGATCCAGTCCTTCGGATCTTCTGAGTGGTCGTTGTCACAATCCACAGGAAGGCAGTCAGCGGAGAGAAAATTGGCACCGTTGCGGTAGTGGTGCTTGTATTCCGCACATACATAGTCGTGGCCGACCGCTTCCTTTAAGCTGTCCGTATCCATGACCACGGTCTTATGCGGATAGGAGCAGTTTCCGGGATTGCCGATAAAATCAGCACTATAAAGGGTAAACATCAGTCATACACCTCCTCCGATTCTTCCTCCAGCACCTTCGTGATAAATTTCAGAGCGCGGATCATGGTCTCCAGCTCGCAGTCGCCGCCGAGGGTAACCTCGAATCCGTCACACCCGTATTTGCTGAGGATTGGCTTTATCTCCATATCCGTGCTGGCCTCGTCCTGAATGCGGAAATAGGTGCGGCCACCATGACCGGTGTCGCCTCCCTTATATCCGGTTGTTCCGGCCTCGACCTGCAGGATATTGCAGCTGACCACGTCGCGGGTGTATGTGGTGATCTCGGTGCCATCATCGAGCTTTCTGCGTCTTTCTGTTACTTCATACATAGCGTTAAACCTCCTGACATTCTTCTGTGAAATAGCGCAAGCGATAGTCCTTCCACTTGGCGCGTTTGATTTCTGATTCCATCCCGGATGAGATGTGGCTGCCGAATACCCAGACCTCGGCGCACTTGCTCATGAGGGCGTTCCCGAAAAACAATCCCAGCTCTCGTTCTGCAGGATCGTTATCATCAAGGAACTGCGGAAACAGCAGGTGCGGTGCGATAGGGATATATCCCTTGTCTACGGCAAAGCGGCTGTAGCGTCTGGCGTTGGCGACGTTGCCTTCCACATCTCCGGAAAACGGAGAGCAGATGTAGACGATAGGCCTGAAAGCGCGTAGGGATTGCTTTTCATTTGCGGCAATCCGGGAGAGCGCTTCACCGGCAGTCGGGTCAGGATAGCCCTCGCTGTTGTGATAATCGTTACTCAAACCAGAGTCCTCCTTTCCGGGCAGACTTAAGGCGTCCACCTCCAATTTCCACTGGAGATGAACGCCTGATTTGAGCGGACGATTTTTAATCTTTTTTGTAGAAGGGTGTGATGTAACCGTCGGCGCGGAGCTTCAGGCCTTTTGCCCACGGCGGAGTCCTGCCCATCTGTTCACAGAGCACATCAAGAGACATACGCGGATCGGCCTCGATGACCAGCTCGTCGTGGATGTGCATAACGATGGAGCAGCAGCGCAGCGTCTTCATGGCGTAGCAGAGGATGTCGCGGGAGGTCGCCTGCACGATGTTTTCCACAAATTTCGGGCCGTATGAGTTGAGCCGTTCCCATTTTTTCGTGCTGCCGATGCCTTCATAGGTGATACACTCGCCGCCGAATTTGTTTGTGCCGACCTTGGGCTTCACATAGGCGAGGTTTCGTCCGGAGGGCAGCGTGATAAAGAGCATCCCGGAGCGACAGGAGAAGGTAAGCCCGTAGCTGCTGGTCGTGTGCTTATACTTCACAGCCTCCATGACAGCACGGTCGACATCCCACCAGAATTTCACGATGTTCGGATTCGTCTGCCGCCATGCGTCCACCAGCGGAGGAAGCTCATCTTCAGATAAGCCCATCTCGATGGCTCCCATTGCCTTTAAGGCTCCTACCGAGCCGCCGTAGCCGAGCGCGAGCTCTGCGATTTTTCCTTTTTGACGCAGGTGCCCGTTTACGCCGTACTTCTCGACCGGGACATGGAACATATGCGATGCGCTGGCGCAATAAATATCGCCGCCGTTCTCGAATACCTTCTGCCGCCACATCTCACCGGCATACCAAGCGATAACGCGGGCTTCGATGGCGCTGAAGTCGGAAACATAGAACTGCGTACCGCCCTTCGGAATGAAGGCCGTCCGGATCAGCTGCGAGAGCGTGTCCGGCACATCTTCATACAGGAGCTTTACAGCCTCAAAGTCGCCGGATTTCACAAGGGCGCGGGCGTCGGCCAGATCCGGGAGATGATTTTGCGGGAGGTTTTGCAATTGTATGAGCCTTCCTGCCCAGCGACCGGTGCGGTTGGCTCCGTAAAAAGCAAACATGCCGCGAGCTCTGCCGCCGTCACAGACCGCACGCTCCATCGTCTGATATTTCTTGACGGAGGACTTGGCAAGCTGTTGGCGAAGTTCCAACACGGTCTGCAGCTCCGGCGGAGCGGTTTTAATGAGCTCTGCCACGACTTTCTTACCGAGGGTATCGGTTTCGAGGCCGTTGTCGGAGAGCCACTGCTTCATCTGCTGGACGCTGTTTGGATTATCGAGTGCCGTAATATCCTTCATGGCCGCCGTAAGCTCCGAGCGGGAGAGGGTATCCATTTCGATGGCTTCCTTCACCAGATCCATGTCGAGCCGGACACCACGGTCGTTGATTTCTTGGTCAATGTGGTATTCATCCCAGACCGCATCAGGCACCGGAAACTTGGAGAGACGCTGCTGGATCGCCATTTCGACTTCCACATCCCGCTTGTTATATGCCTTAAAGAGAGACCACTTCTCCGGATCGTGAAAGGGC